AAGACCCAACGGCCCTTATGGATAATCCGTTTGTGTCCCTGCATAAGAATGTGAGGAACGCCAAGGGTGAGGAGAATCAAGCACCGATTGTAGTTGATGCTAAGAAGCGTAGGATTTCTAATGACATCCTTGGTAGCATTGGATGGGGATCAGATGTAAAGGTTCTTGTGTCACGATTCTTCATGTCGAAGTGGAACAAGTGGGGGTTCTCTATTGATAAGATTCAGATTATTAATCTTGTTGAATATGACGGGGGCTCTGATGGCTTCGATGAAGAGGATGGATTCGAAGCACCGGGCGCAGTAGTATCGGGATCAGATGTTGATGTCGATGATGACTTGCCCTTCTGAGGTCTAGGTCAGTGACACTTCACAACATTGTAAGGAACATTCAAAAAACCATTGAATGTGGTGAGTCTTCTCCTTCTGCAAAAGACATGGATGATTTCCTTGACGAAGTTCGTGAGGCTGTCACTGGCCTATTCGAGGAACGCAGGGATTCGAAAAAAGAGATAGAGAAAAGTACCCTCCGCTTCTCTTCTCTGGGTAAAAAGAACAGACAGTTATGGTACAAGGCACATATGAAAAGTGCCGAGAGTTCTTTACCTTATGACACATTACTAAAATTTACTTATGGTCATTTACTCGAATCCCTGCTTCTTCTTTTAGTCAAGACCGCTGGACATACAGTCACGGACCAGCAAAAAGAATATGAAATTGACGGTGTCAAAGGGCACATAGACTGTAAGATTGATGGTGTCATTGTTGATGCAAAGAGTGCGTCTGACTTTGGGTTTCAGAAATTTAAAAAGGGAGATTTACAAGACGATCCGTTCGGATATATGCAGCAGCTAGGTGCTTACGTTCAGGCTGATAATGCACATGAGGGCGGGTTCCTTGCTTTTAACAAAGTGACTGGAGAGATTTGTTATATGCCAGTCACTGATATGGAAATGCCAGATGCCAAAGAAAGGATCGCCGAAGCTAAAGAAGTCATCAGTAAAGAAGAGCCCCCGGAAAGGTGCTTCACTCCGGTTACGGCCAAGAAAGATGGGCGACAGTACCTTAGATCAGGATGTGTCTATTGCGATTTCAAACACACCTGTTGGTCAGACTCGAACCAAGGCGAGGGGCTCATCGAAGAAAAAGGCTGGAACGACAAGCCGAAGTATTACACTGACGCCGTGGGAAGTGTCTTCTGAAGAACTAGACCCTAAGTGGTTCTTTGGTTTTCTTTATATTGTTTATAATAAAAAAACAAAACAGAAGTATGTGGGTCGTAAGCAATTTAAAAGATACGTAAAGAAGAAGCCCGTAGGTTATACAGACTGGAAGACATACAAAGGATCGTCAAAGTATTTACACCAAGCTATAAAAGAATACGGTCTAAGTAACTTTCGATTTATAGTTGTTCATCAATACGAAACAAGAGGAGGGCTGACACACGCAGAAGCAAACGCTCAACATAAGCTCGATGTCCTGACGAATAAGCTAGACAGTCAGGAAGAAAGAGAGTACTACAACAGACAGATCGGTGGAATTAAGTTCATACCTAAAGAGGTATGCCACGATCTAAATGAAAAATTACAGAAAATCATAGAGGAATTTGAAAACAATGACAAATAGAATATCTACAATCGAAGAACATCTGGAAAATGTGGGACATATCTCCTCTCGTGAAGCCATGATGGATTATGGGATTGTCTCTCTCAGAGATGCTATCTACAAGCTCCGTAAGAAGGGCTTAGATATTATGTCAGAGCAGCGTGTTAATCCTGTTAACAATAAGATTTACACAAGATACTGGAAACATTAGAGCCTTATGTCTGAAGAGTATACTGAATCCGAAGATCTCGATTATGTTAGTTTTAATATGCTGCGTCTTAATGACACTGCATGGTCACCAGAACAACTAATGTGGCTGGCTGTCATTGCTCAAGCTATTCTCGACGCAACTAAAGATCCCCGATCTTCGGATTCGGATGCTATCATTGAGCATAGGAGATCAGCAACACGCTGGCTCACCACGGTGAGCGCCTGTGTCACAGCAGATGATCGTCTAACGGTCTGCGAATTAGCAGGTATTTCCGAGAGTCAAATAAGACGACTATCAACTAACGTATTATTCCACGGTCAACCGTTCGAGCGTTTCCGAATCAACGCTCTGTTAGACACGGCGATCACAACATAAACAAAGGAGAATAAAACAATGGATATGTATGTAGCCTTTACAGTATTTGCTTTCGTTGTAGGCCCCGGAGTTCACACCACTCCTCTTTATAGCGGGGATAGTCAACAGATGTGCGAACAAACCGCAGCAGAATATAACGAGGTTTATAAAGACCTAGACTATAGGACGGTAGTCTGTCTAAGGGCTTCGGAGTCTTATGACCCAGCTATTGATTCTGAGGATGCAATCTATATGCACGAAGCATCTAGTTCAAATAAGACATTCAATTTCTCATGGTCTGATTAGATGACCGGAATTGATATGGTTAACAAACCACCGCACTACACAACCGGGGGTTTGGAAGTTATTGATATTCTAGAAGATCAACTGAACCAAGAAGAATTCTGTGGATATCTTCGAGGAAATATTCTAAAGTATTTGTTTCGCTATAAAAACAAAGGGGGTGTAACCGATCTTCAAAAAGCCCAGTGGTACTTAGATAGATTGATCTCTTCTGTAAAAAATGAGTTACCTCAGTACAAGCTCGATCTAGTAGCTTTTGCACAAGCAAACCAGAAAGGTTAACAGACATGATTGAATTAAATTTTAATGCGTATCAGGCAGCGGCCAAGAAGACAGCGGTCTATCCAGATGATGCCAAGGTAGTTTACCCTGCCATGGGTCTGGCTGGAGAGGCCGGAGAAGTATGTAACAAGATCAAGAAGATCACACGTGGTGATGTTAAGCTGGATGAGATTAAAGATGATCTTGCCGGGGAGATTGGTGACGTGCTGTGGTATGTCTCTGCTCTATGCTCTGATATGAATCTTAGTTTCGGGGATGTGGCAAGGATTAATCTGGATAAACTCAATGGACGCCTCGAAAATAACTTACTCGGTGGGACCAAGATGCGCTCTAAACTAAATGACCAGACTATGCAAATTAAGAAGCTGGAAGACGAGGTAAAAAGGTTAAAGGACAGGATCGCATTCTCGTTGCGCCTGCCATGAGATATGATAGAATGAGGGCTCAATCATGAGAGAAATCGACAGAAAAATTCCTGACTATCTAGGTAGTTACAGGGACAGTATTCAACTGGCCCGTGCTATCAGAAGGTATTGGAGAAAGAGGGGTCAGGAGCCTAAAGTTTTTGTAGAATCTTTTACTCTTGGTTCTACTGATACAGAGTATTTTCAAATCAGGTCTGATATCAATCTAACAACAGAGGGTTAATATGTCTAACAATCTACCAACGCTATACCAACAGTACATCCACCTGTCTCGTTACTCACGTTGGGACAAGAACGAGGAGCGCCGTGAGTCTTATGAAGAGACGGTGTCCAGATACTTTGATTTTTTTGAGGAACATACTGGACAAGACATCGTTACTCCGGAACTCCGTAGGTATCTGGAAGACAAGGTTCTGGGTCTGGGGGTCATGCCATCCATGCGCTGCCTGATGACCGCTGGTCCTGCGCTGAAGAGAGAGAATGTGGCAGGATATAACTGCTCGTATCTCCCGGTCGATCACCCACGGGCTTTTGATGAGTGTCTCTATATCCTGATGAATGGAACAGGGGTCGGGTTCTCGGTCGAACGAGATTACATTAATAAGCTACCCGCTGTCTCTGAGACCTTGGAATATTCAGACTCGGTTATTAATGTAGGAGATTCAAAAGAAGGCTGGGCCAGAGGTCTTCGTGAACTGATTGGGTCACTGTATCAGGGGTCTATCCCACAGTGGAACATGGATAAGATCAGACCTGCCGGGGCCTTGCTCAAAGTATTTGGTGGTCGAGCCTCGGGACCAGAGCCTCTTGAAGATCTTTTCAGATTCACTGTTGACACGTTTAAAGACGCAGCAGGACGCAAACTTACCAGCCTTCAGTGTCATGACATCATGTGCAAGATCGGAGATGTGGTTGTTGTCGGCGGTGTCCGTAGGTCAGCCCTTATCTCCTTGTCTAATCTATCTGACATGCGTATGCGAAATGCAAAAGTAGGTGAGTGGCACAAGGCAGATCCACAAAGGGCCTTGGCTAATAATTCGGTATGCTATACCGAGAAGCCA